CAAAACAATATCTTCAGTGTAATTGGATTTGAAGACACTTCCACTGCTTTGACTGAGCGTGTCTATGGCACTGGTAGCTCTGGTAGCGGCGGTTGATCCTCTTTTCCTCTCCCATAAATAACTAAAAAGCAACGTAGAAGATGTCTCTAACTAGACTTAAGAATATTATTACGTCCCGCACGGGACGTATTATTTACGTTAACCCTGATGACTTCGATGCTTCGGACGCCATTGATAACAGGGGTAACTCTGCACTGCGACCTTTTAAGTCTCTACAGAGAGCATTTCTTGAAGTTGCTAGATTTTCGTATCGAGTAGGTCTGTCAAACGACGAATTTGACGCCTTCTCGATTATGCTGTATCCAGCGGAATATATTGTTGATAACAGACCAGGCGATGTGCTATACACAAACGTAGCACCTATTGATGAAAACTCCAACCTGGATCTAACATCACCCAACAACGTATTATATAAGTATAACTCTATTGAAGGTGGTATCATCGTCCCCAGAGGTTGCTCTCTGGTTGGCACTGACCTTAGACGTACTAAGATCATTCCTAAGTATGTGCCTTATCCTACCACTCTTCCCTCCAAAGGTATTAACAACGAATCGCAGGTGCCTCCCCGCACTGCAATCTTCAAGGTAACTGGTGGTACTTACTTCTGGCAATTCTCCTTCTTCGATGGTGCTGAAGAGGGTGTATATTACAAACCCGATAGTGTAGATACCCTAGCACCTAAGTTTTCTCACCATAGACTTACTTGCTTTGAGTTTGCTGATGGTGTAAACACTCTGTCAGACCTTATTGCTGGTGGCACTGTACCTAATACAGATTACTCCGCTGTGCCTAACATCCTAGAGAGGACAGACCTGGAGATCTACTATCAGAAAGTATCGAAAGCATTTGCTACAATTCCTGACACATCTGGTGATCCCGCAACTGACCAGATTCAGGCAAGGGTAGAAGAAAACAGAATTGTTGGTCCTATCTCTGACGAATATGCAGTCTTTCAGATCACAAGAAATGGTCAGACAGCAACGGCGACAACTGTTGATGAGTTTGGCGTTGCCAGGGACCACGGATTTTCCGTTGGTGTTAACATTAACATTAGTGGAGTTACTGGATCTACTGGAACGCAATCCGATCTTGATGCAGCACTTTATAACGGATCTTTCACAGTCACATCCGCATCTGGTAACATCTTTACTTACCAAATGCAAGGAGAACCCACAGGAAACGCTGTAGGTAATAACATTACGGTTAAGACAGAGATTGATACTGTTGACTCTGCATCACCATATGCATTTAACCTGTCCCTGAGATCTGTTTGGGGCATGAATGGTATGCACGCAAACGGTGCAAAGGCAACTGGTTTTAAATCGATGGTTGTTGCACAGTTTACTGGTCTGTCTCTACAGAAAGATGACCGTGCATTTGTAAGATATAATGAATCAACTGGTAATTATGATGTAGCAACTGCTGGTGATGGTGCTCACCTGGATGGTTTTGCTGAGTATAGAAAAGGATGGGGACATGAGCACATTAAGTGTAGTAATGACTCCTTTATTCAGGCGGTTTCGGTCTTCGCTGTTGGATATGCAGGTCACTTCATTGCAGTCAATGGTGCTGACATGTCCATCACCAACTCTAACAGTAACTTCGGTAATACTGCACTAAGATCTGTTGGTTTCAAAGCGAAATCTTTCTCGAAGGATAAAGCAGGTGAGATCACACATATCATTCCACCTAAAGCACTTGCTGTTATTTCTACCACTGCAACTGGTGCTAATGCTTCAAACGACATCACTCTTGCTAATGATGGATCGATTGAAGGTGTCCAAGAGGGCATGGTTGTAACTGGCGATGGTATCGGTTCTGGCGCAACTGTTGGTGCTTACAACACAAATACTAGAGTGGTTACACTCACACAAGCAAACACTTCTACAGTTAATGGCAACATAATCTTCGGTGAAGAAGTTTCTGTCAACTGGGTCAACATTGACATCAAACGTACAATCGCTGCTAATGCTGCTATTTCAGCAGGCGGCGGCACCGCAGGATCTAGACTTTACCTCTATGGATATACCGCTGAAACTTCACCTCCTACTACGAGGGTCCAAGGTTTCACCGTTGGTGCTCGTCAGGACGGCACGGGTGTTAATGCTATCCCAGACAAAATCAACTGCCTGTTGAAAGCAACTTCTACATCTGATCCTACTACACTATCTGCAAACATTGCACCTTATGGTCCTAGTGTATCTGGTCTATCTGCTGGTGTTAGTGGATCACCTCTACAATATGACTCTACATCATACGACCTAACTGCCAATCCTGCTGGTTATGAAGGCACTGACACCGCTGCTGTTGGTGGTTGGTATATCTCTGTAGCAACTGGCACTAGCAATGAAATCTATACCGCACTTGCTACAAATAGCACAGACTACGGTAATGTCAACTTTACTCCTACTACATTCCTTAAGAGGATTCCTGACAGCAGAGACCTGCAAGACAGGACTTATCGTGTCCGTTATGTAATTGACAAAGATAAGAGCAATCCCCTGCCTCGTGATCCTATCAGCGGTTATGTTGTACAACCTCTGAATAGTGACACAACCAATTACAATCTCGATGGTGTATTCTATATTTACGACATTGAGGTTGTCCAAGAGTTTGAAAGAGGTATTTCTGATGGAATCTACTACCTTACCCTCCTTTATGCATCTGTTGCACCTACTACAAGTAACTTCGATGACAGGTTCTTCTCTCAAAACGTCAACGAAGTCTATCCTACGTTTGACCGAGACAACCCTCTTGGTGACCCTGATTCTGCGGTTTCCGTCGCTGACAACCAAACTATCGGTCTTGTAAGTGCAACTGATGGTGCTACACCTACACCTAACAAAGATCCTCAGAGATCTATCACTAAAGAAGCAATCAAATTCCTTCTAGATGATAACGGTTGGGCACAACCAGGCACCACACCTGGATATACTTCAGTCAACGAAACTCTTTCTGGTATTCCTCTATCTGCTCGTGCAGGTGATGAAGAAGTCAGAAAGATCAATATCAGAGAAAATCAAGATGGATCGGTTGCACCTATCCCTGTTGAGTTGCGTAGACACTCGATCTTGAGATCTGGTAACCATACGTTTGAATATCTTGGTTTCGGTCCTGGTAACTACTCCACCGCATTCCCTCAGACTCAAGTAGAAACTCTGAGTGCAGATCAAGTTAAATTCTCACAGTCTATTAAAGAAGCAGCAGGCGTTGCATTCTACTCTGGTCTTAACTCTAACGGTGACCTGTTTATTGGTAACCAAGTTATCAACCCAGTTACGGGTCAGATCACTAACGAAGATATTGCACAGTTGAATGTTGTTGGTGAAGAGAATACAACGATTGAGACATTCTCTGAGTTGGTGCTTACCGACAAACTGACTGTTATCGGTGGTGCATCTAACCAGTTGGAATCTATTTTCGCTGGTCCTGTTACTTTCCAAGGTCTAATCTCCTCCACCAATAACATCCTGGCGAAGAGAATCTCCTATAACAACCAGGACGGCACAGTAATTAGACAAACACTACTGGCGAGGGAATTAAATGGAGATCCTTCAAACGGTCCCGACATTAGTAATATCACAGGATACAATACGCCTGGTGATGGGGATCTTGTTTATAACATCGATTGGACACCTGGCAAGTCTCTTGGTTGGATTTATTCAGGTCAAACATGGTACGAGTTTGGTCTCACAGATACTGGGCAAATCAATGTTGCTAATGATTCTGGCGTCACGCGCATTGGTGTTGGCACTGCTCCTGATATTGCTAACTCCGTCTACAGGATAAAAGTAGATGGTAGCGTCCATATTGATGGTGACGTTGTTGCAAGTGGTAGAGGCACAGTTGCATCTGATAAGTATTTCACCAAGACATATTCAGGTGACGGCACTACACTTACATTTGCAGTATCTACTTACTCTAATGCACAACATAGTGACGACTCTCTGCTTGTTGCACTCAATGGTGTGATTCAAATTGCAGGCACAGACTACACTGTAGATGGATCAGGTGCTAACGTTGTATTCACTGATCCCCCTGCAAGTAGTGATACCATTCACATTAAAGAGTTGCCTATCTAAATAGTCAGGAGGATACTAGGGAAACATGGCAGTAACAAGAATTTCGGGCAATCAAATTGCCACGACAACAGCAGCACAAATCCAATCTTTGACATTCTCTCAAGGGACGAGTGTTTTAAGGATTCCTGCTGGCACAACTGCACAACAACCTACAGGTGTATCTCCTGGCACAATTCGTTTCAATACGGATAATGATGCTGCTGAAATCTATAAAGCAGATGATGGCACAGGTAACCCTGGATGGTCACCCATTTCTGGTGGTGGTCCATCACTAGGCACCGATAGTATTGTCCGCACAAATGATAATATCATTCAAGAAAACCTTAGTATTGGTCCTGCCGCAGGATCTGAGTTTACTAATGGTATGAGTGCTGGTCCTATCACTATTGATACAAACTATACCGTCACCATTGAAAGTGGTGGAGCATGGAGTGTTAGATAATGGCAAAACTCAAAGTAGGTCAAATTACAGGATTGAGTCCTCAGTTTACAACAACGATCCCAGAAGAAACTGATCTGTTGTTTGCAGGCACTTCTAATTTGGTTGGTAATCAATATATTCCATTTCCTTACGGAACTGTTGCTCAATTTGAGGCAGATAAGATACAAAATGCTCCTCGTAGAGAGTTGAATGGTATGATGAGGTATGATACCGCTAACAACGAGTTTCAAGTGTATTTGAATGGTAAGTGGCACGCTCCCACTCAATAAATAAAGATAAAACGTTGTGAGATGAGTAAACTTACTGTTGCAGGTTTAGGCGGGATTCCATCTACGGTGGGATCTGTTACTGTTCCGACTGGTAATACCCTTCAGGTAAATGGAAACATTTATCATACAGGTACAGGTGCGTTGCAGTTGCCTACAGGCACAACTGCCCAACGTCCTGCTAATCCTGCCCCAGGTTGGATGCGTTGGAATACTGATGATGCAGCATTAGAATGGTGGACTGGTAGTGCTTGGCAGCAGAAGACTGGTGAAGATGGTAGTTCTGGTGCTCCATATACATCAAGGGCAAATGTCATTGCTGATGATCCTGGCAGTGGTTTCTTCTATATTAACTTCGATGGTGCTGGATCAGAGCAATCTTATCTCTATAAAGATGCCAATGGTAAGTATTGGTATGCAGTAGCATCTATCACTGATACGACTAACCATGGTCAGCAATCTGGTGGTAGTGACTTCTGGTTTGGTAACTGGTCAAATACTACAACAACTGGTAGTGCTGCTAACTTTATGAGTGCAGACTTTAAGTCTCGTCATTATTCATCTGCCACCGCAGATGATGTCCTTATCATGCAAGGTTGGTCAACATCAGGCACGCCATACGATACATCAACTGAAGTTGCATACATCAATGGTGTATTTACCAACAGAGGTAGAAACATGAGAAACATGTTTACTTCTCATATATCTCTTGCAAACCATAGTAATATTGGTGGCACAAGAATTGGTGGCATGACATTCCTTAAAGGTAGTGCTCAGAATTCTGATGCTAGATATAGAGGTAGTAGTGCTGGTGAATTGCAACCAAATAACGAGTGGCATCTATCACCTGCAAACTGCGAAAACTATGCTTTCAGTATGATTAACGCTCTTGGATGTTACTCCTCTGGTTGTAACGTTGAGCACCATGCATGGATTGGTAATGAAAACACTAACTATTCTGAGCAAAACTTCTCCGAACCAAACTGGTCAGGTGACTGGGGTATTAACAACCCTGGATCTCAAAACTGGATGTATTGGTTGTTCTTCTACGCATAAAGAGACATGTCACGAATACAAGTAAACGAAATTAACGGTGCGTCAGATCACAATTTTGGCGTAGAATTTGAGACTGGTGATAACCTCATTATTGCTGGTACGCTTAATCTTAGACAATTTTCTCATTTTAGTCTACCCACTGGCACTACTGCTCAGCGTCCTAGTCCTGCACAACCAGGCATGATTAGAATGAATACTACATTGCGTCAAGTTGAGGTCTATACTGGCACCAACTGGCAAAAAGTGTTTGAAGCAAGTTCATAAATAAACAAAGGGTAACCTATCGGAATCATAAATGTCACAGTTAAATGTAGATAAAATTGTATCTCTAGCAGGTGGATCAGGTACTGCCGAGTTTCAACTTGAAGCGAGTGGTAATTTCAACTTTGATAGTGGCACACTATATGTTGACTCTACTAACAATAGAGTTGGTGTTAATGACGCTACACCATCTTTTGGACTGGACATCAATGCAACCGATGGTGTTAAGGTCCCTGTAGGTACAACAGCACAAAGACCTGGAGCACCTGTAGAAGGTCTGTTTAGATATAACAGCACTGACCGCACATTTGAAGGATATTCATTCAACGCAGGTACAAATGCTGTGGAGTGGGGTCCTATTGCTGGTGCAGGTGGTGGCGGCACTCCTGATCAATCTGATGATCGCTACAGTGAGGATTACTCTCGTGGTGCAATTTTGCGCTCTGATGGTACTAATGCTTTCTGGTCATTCGATGGTGAGAATGATACTGGATGGGCAACTGCTAGAATCTGGACTCATGGATATGTTGGTGGTGGATATAGAGGTGGATCTCCCTGGAGAAATGTAAATCGCACTGTCCACTCTACTGATACATCTACAAACCTAGGTGATACTCTGGATAGATCTGGTGCATATATGTCTGGATCTTGGAATGATATTAAACACTTCTTCCACTCGATGGAGAATACTTACAGAGGTTCTTCCAACTATACCTCTGGTTTCAATATGGCGACAGAAAGTGGTATCGCTCACCAGTCATCATGGAATATGACTGTCAACCGTGGATCGATGGGATCGATGCAAGATCATGTTTTTGCTGGTGGTAATTCTATTCTTCACGGTGGTAGTAACTCTCGCACCGATGTATTCGATTTGAATACAGAAACTATGAGGACATCTGGTTTCCCACCTAATCATGATGGTAGTGGAGAAGACCCCTCATGGGGTGGTCATGGTAGACTAAAAGGGTGGTATAAGCAAGGTGGCACCAGAAGAGGATTTGAGTGGAAGAATGAATCTTGGGTCACATGGGAGCATGGTCCTGGTGGTGATGGTTGGAAGAAAATTCTTCCCTCTATGCTAGGTCATATGTATTGTGGCACTGGTAATAACAACCAGAATGGTAATGCTAGAATCGATGACATCACTGGTATCAACACCAGAAACATTGACTTTGGTAGAATGGGTGAAGAAAACTTTGAAATGGGTATGAGAAAAGGTTATTGCCTTGGTAACTATAATGGTAACCAGAATAATCAAACATTCAAAGTAAACTACCAAACTGATGGTGCTACATATCTAGGAGGGACAGCAGAACCTAAAGGTCACTCTGGTATGTCTTCTGCTCACTGTGCATCTGCTTCTTCCGCTACATCGCGGTTGGCATCTTACGACTACGGTACAAACATTCCTAACTTCTGATGGCAAATACTAACGACGTTATTGTTCTAGATCTTGAGCGTTTCCCTAAAGTGGGGGAATGGGGTACCTATCTTGGTAGTCAACTTGGTTTGCAATTCTATGAATTGGATGATTCTTACTGGGGTTACATTCCTAGAGAAGTCCACTATGTTAGATTATCTCCTAATGATGCTGACTTTGGATCACGTTACTGGGGTGAAATCCGTGGCGAAAGATCTGCTTATGGTGAGAATGAAGAAGGCACGACTAATAAAGGTAGAGAGACAATCGATGAGACTAAGTTTGACATCTCATTGAGAGTTATGAAGCAAGTAACTACACTTGCAATTCAAGAAATTTTTGAAAAAAGAGAGACTCTGCTGAGTACTAAATACTCACACCTTGAGATGGAGACTTGGGCAGATCAACTAGCAGAAGCGAAAGCATATATTGCTGACAATACTGCTGAGGTTAAACTAATTAACCGTCTTGCTGAAGTCAATGGATTGACACTCGATTCTTTTGCTGCTAAAATCGTAGAGAAAGATACTGAGTGGAAGACCAAATGGTATGATCTTGCTGTAAAAGAGCAAGAGATGATTACCAAGGTCAAAGCATGTAAAAACAACCGTGATGCCAATGTATTCCTAGAAGATTACTTTGGTATTGAAATGCCCAATTATCAATGTCTAGAGTATAACCGTTGCTATGAAGAAGAAGGAACAGGACTCATCCTTAGAAAAGAAGCAGTCGTCTCAGGAATCAAATTCTGATACTTATGATGTCAATAATCTTCTATCAGATCTAGAAGATATTGCTGCTTGGGATGCTGATGACTTCACTGCAAAGATGATGCAGTGGTCTGATGGACAGTATTTCCAACAATCAGAATTTCAAAACAGATACTATGTCGTTGGATCTCATGTGACTCCATATAGGCAACTGCAACAGGCAGTTATGGAGATTCAGGCGAGATACAATGCCATGCAGAAGATCACCATTCAATACAAACGTTGTCTCAATGACATCGAGCGTGTGAAATGGGAGATGGAAGAAGAGGAAAATAAATTCTACAAGCAAGATAAGCAATACGAGTTGGAATTGCTGCTTGTAGATAAGCAACTGTGGGTCAACAAACTAAACCAATCCAAAGATGAAATCTCTGGTTTCATGAAGATCATCAAGGAAAGGACTGGTGATGATCCTACTGCGTGCATGAATATCCTTGAAGATAAAGAACTCAAAGAGTCAGAAGAGCACAAGTATTGGATTGCTCGCATGGCAAAACAAGCATCGGTAGATCTCCTAACTACTGGTAGAATCCAAGCAGGTAACTTAGATTCAATGCTGCAAATGTCCCCTGAGGATCAAGCAGCAGTCACAGATCTTGCATTGACATACTCTACTGCTGTCAATCGTAGCGTTGGTGCTATCAAGGAAGCAGCAGAAGATAGAGTAGATAAGATGATGGAAGGTAAACCAATTCAAATGTTTGACACTTCAGGAGTGCTCTCAGATTATGCAGGAAACAACATCACAGACCGCTTGCTTCAGTCTCCCGATAAACCCGAAACTGACTCCTGAGTTTATTGATGATCATTTCATTCCGTTTCTGAATAGAAACAAAGATCTGATCGTTGATCTATACTTTACTTCACGAATGCCCCCATTCACACAAGATGCGATGGGGGATGTTTTTCGCAGTGAAAATAATGCAAAGGGTGCAATCTCCAACGCATTGTATATCTCAGAGCAGACAGGTATTCCACTATCTGCCACATTCAATAACATGTGGGTGAGACCAGATCAAAAGAATCTGGACATGTGGATCAATAACTTCAAGTATCTGTGGGATGTTGGCATCAAGATTGTTACTCTGCCACACACAACATGGGTATCAACGAGACAAATTCAACGTCACTTTCCTGGCATTTATATCAAGAATACAATCCTTCGTGAGGTAGTTAAACCTAATGAGATTGTGTCTCTTGCTAGTGCAGGATTCAACTATATCAATCTCGATCGTGACATCATGCGCGATCAAGATGCTCTGCCAATGATTAAGAAGGCAAAGGAATACTGTGCGGAGAGAGGTAATCCCATCAAACTATCATTGCTTGCTAATGAGCATTGTTGGGGTGGTTGTCCTATCATGCCTGAGCATTATCAATACAATTGTACAAGACAGGGCACAGAACCAGAGTATTTCAACACAGAAACCAGTCGTGTCTCATGCTCACGATGGGATCAATATGATGCAGCAAGTGAATTGAAGCAGGCGAATCTCCCTCCCTGGAGAGAAGACTGGGAAGAATTGTTGGATGTTATTGATGTATTCAAGATGCATGGTAGAGAGTCTGCTGTGCGTCTAAAAGAGTCGATGGATATCATTCAGCGGTGGAATGATGGTGAGCAGTTGTTACATCCTGACTTTGATAAGTATATTGAAGATATAGACATCAAAGACGCACCAATCAATATCTGGCGTGACAAGATTAAGACTTGTAAGTTTAACTGCTGGGACTGTAATTACTGTGAGAGTGTCATTGACGCACATTTAAAGAAACAACAACGTGAAATGAATCCACTGATTGATCGTGTCATTCGTGCCATTGATGGTGCTGTAGATAATAACTCCAACTTCAATCCTGAAGGATATGATGTAGTTGGACTGTCATCCAATAAGGTCAGACATCTTATCAATAACCTGTGCAGAGATCCTGATACAGTATATGCTGACGTGGGTACTTACATGGGTAGCACACTCTTTGCTGCTACAATGGGCAATCCAATCAAAGCATATGCCATCGATGATTGGTCTGGTGGTGTAGTCACACCTAAAAGAGCAGACCTAGGTAAAGACTTTGAGGTAGAAGATCCTCAGACTATGTTGATGGCAAATACACAGAGATGGTTTAATGAAGATTCATCTATTGGCATCACAGATAGACCTGTTTGCGATGTAGATTTCAACCCAGAGTTTAGACCTAATGTTATCTTTTACGATGCAGATAACAGACCTAAGCAGATGACTGAGAATCTACAACATCTGCATAGTAATGCTGCTGACTCATACATTCTTGTGGTTGATGATGCTAACTTCGATGGAGTTGTTGATGCTACAGATGAATTTCTTAACGATAAAACTGTAGTATATAAGAGGACTCTTCTTACTGAAGAGTTGGAAGATCACAGCGATTGGTGGAATGGAGTTTACATCGTGGTGGTGGAAAAATAGTATAAATAACTGAGAGGAATCCAGATGGTATAAATGTCACAGTTAAATGTAGGCACTTTGAATGTTTCGACTGTTTCATACAGCGATTCATCAACAACAAATACTGCACCAACAGCACAAACTGTTATCGGTGGAAGTCCCGCTACTGATGAAGTATTGAAGTGGGATGGAAGTAGTTGGGTAGCAGGTGAAGTTGCTGCCGAAGGTAGACTGTTGGGCATTGATGTTTATACCAATCAAAATGGTGAGTGGGATCAAAGATCTCGCTCTGGTGGTAGTGCTACCTGGAATCGTCCTGCTAATTGTAAACATGTCCTGGTATATGTTACAGGTGGTGGTGGCGGATCTCGTGTAAACGATAACAACTACCGTGGTGCAGGTGGCGGCGGTGGTGCTACTGCAATCAAATATATTGATGTCTCTGGTGTATCATCTGTCAACGTAACCTGGGGTGAAGGTGGTAACTACTCCAGAAATGGTGGTAGAGGTGCTAGTGGTGGCACATCCACATTTGGATCTTATTGCACAGCAACAGGTGGTGGCGGTGGTTATACCGACAACCCCTATGAAGGTGGTCGTGGTGGTGAAGCAACTGGTGGAGATATTAACCTCCCTGGTGGTGATGGTGGTATGTCTCACGGATCATCTAACGAATATGTTGCTGGTGCATCATTCTGGCACCATGCAGGTTCTAACCACCACAACTCAAATGACGGTGCTATTAACACTCATGGTCAGTGGGGATCTGGTGGCGGTCATGGTCACTATTCTCAAAATGGTCACGCACATAACAACTCCGTTGGTGGCGGTGGTTGTGTAATCATCTACAAGTATTCCTGATATGTACGCTCTAGTCAATAAAAGAAACGGTGCTGTTTGGCAGTTTTCTGCTGAAACATTTGAAGTGCATGAATCTCAGTCGTGGATTGATGTCCCCGATAATGTATTTGATGAGACGGTAGATCCTGCCGATTGGAAATACAACTCCGAGACGGAGATGGTGGAGAAAAAGAGATATGAAGAACCACCATACGATGCACAAAGACGCTTCAGATTCCCTGATTATGGTGAGCAACTAGATATGCTCTGGCATGATATGGATGAGGGGAGAATCGCAGGCAAGGACACCAGCGAGTGGTATAAAGCGATTAAGACAGTTAAGGACCGATATACGAAGTGACACAGGGGGTTGACCAACCCCTGGGACTTGCTCTATACTAGGTGAGTCCCAAAAACAAGACAATGCAATTCAAACTTACATGCACCGATGAAGATGGCACCATCACTCGCAAAGAGTTTGATGGGATCTTTCTCGATGATGTTGTATCCAAGACTCAAGACTTCCTGCATGGTGTAGGATTTGTCTTCGATGAATTGGGTGTGCTTCGTGATGCCGTAGAAGAAAATGAGGTAGACCCTGCAACTATTCTCGATCAAATCACTAATGCAGAATCACCCGATGATCTGAAGACGATTGCCTCTTATTACAAGCAATATCGTCACTCAGACTGATACATATTATTGTAGTTTAACTTTCATTCAGACACAAACTCATGGGTAAGACTTTCCGACGTGGTGGAAGCGAGCGAGGATACTACTCGCCTGGCAAATCTCTTCGCGATAAGCGTCAACGTGGTGGATCAAATCGGAGCATCTCTGATTATGAAGAATCCTACACTCAGAAGAAAAACTCTAAATCAAAAGGTAAATATAACCAAGACATAAACTCTGAAGAATACTGATAGGAGAAAACATGGACGATCCTAAGATTCAACTTCAAGATGATTCTGATGAAATCGAAAAAGAGTATGAAGACATTGAGTTTGATGATGAATCTGCGGTAGACTACGACCTGGATTACACTGTGCAATACTAATATGGATAACGAGAGTAAACAAGACAAGATCAATCGCGGTCTTGATCTATTCATCGAATCGGTATTAAAACCAGATCCTGCATTGCGTCAGTGTGCCCACAATCAGAAGTGTTATCACGAACTCATGGAGATTCGTGAGCAAGTTCTACAATACCTTCCGTCGCTTCGTCAACAATGACCTCCATGCCACATTCTGCCTTGCTTAACTCTGATCAGAAACAACTAGTCAGGGAATGTATTTTCCTGTATGTTAAAGATGTGCAGTCACAGTTTTATGGTGATAAATCTATGACTGCCGCAAAATATGAAGAGGAGATGAAACGTATCTCTGACATCGTGGAAATTCTACACTTGAAGAATGTCTACACTTGAAGCATTTGCCCCCAGTTGGTATTATCATGCTGTCTTAAAAAGCACTGAAGTCGTTGGTATCAATGAGACATTCTCAAAGTTTATCAACGATGAAAGTAATTTCAGTCAACCACCAGAGTGGAGATGCAATGTACAAACATCATATGGTTGTGACAATGGCACTCCACAGTGGTCATTCTTCATGGATACAATTCAACCGTATCTAGAAGATTTCTTGGAAAAGGTGAAATGTGATGCAGTAGAAGTCCTGCCACAAGAAGCATGGGTTAATAAGTATAACCCAGGCGATTCACAGGAAGCACATGATCACTGCACTCCCAATACCAACATCAGTATGGTATATTTTCATCGGTTAAATGCTGATGATAATTGTGACTTCATGTTTTATAATCGAGAGCATAGTTATTATCGACTCCAAGGATTATCAGACATCATTTCATTGCCCTTTGAGCAAACTACCACACCCCCTGTAAAGCAAGGAAGCATTATATTCTTCCCAGCACACTATCTTCACCTAGTATCGCCTCACAGGGGCACACAGACACGAATAACATTCAGCGCAAACTTTTATGTTGTGCCGAAAGGTTGGAGGGGTTGACAAACCCCTTTTTTCATGGGATAATAAATAACGTTGATGAGGTCCAAGACTCCATCAATTTTTCCACACTTATCTCCATGAGGTAAATTTAAATGAAAATTAGAGATTTATTGTCGAAGTATGCTCTCAGCATACCAAAAACTTTCAGCGGCGAGATGCTGAAAGTATCCGAAATGCACGTTGATGAGTTTGAAATCAACGAGTTGTATCAAAGACACATTTCACCTGCATATATTCGTAAGGGAGGTCCACTAAACCTCACGTTACTTACACCTATTGTTGTGTGTTTGCGCCCAGATCATTTGGGTGAAGATTCTGGTTATTATGTTGTAGATGGGCAACATCGTTGCTGGAGAGTTATTCATAGTGACTACACTGGTAAGGTCCCAGTGCAAATCTACGAACATAAACAGGATGCCACTCTTGAAGACTGTGTGCGTATTGAAGCAGCATTGTTTCTTGTCCTGAATACAAATCAAAAGAAAACTAGCAAGATTGATGAGATCCGTGCAGGCATCTATTGCGATGATCCTGAAGCACTTCACACGCTAGATGTGATGGAAATGCTTCATCTTGTTTGTGATAACTTTGGATCGTCACATGATGATGCTCGTGAAGTTTCTGTCTTCACTCACTTTTATCTGATGGCAACCAAAGATTATCCACAGCAATCTGCAAAAATTCTTGCTGGGTATCATCTTCTGAATCAACTATATCCTAGTGAAACTGTTGTGAAGGGTGATGCACTTCGTGCAATGTGTTTGCTTAACGAATTTATGCAGGTACTATCTAATGGCAAGCAACAGAGATTCACTGATTTTATCTATAACGTGTTGCCAAGAGTTAAGACTACTAGGTCACTGACAAAAGGCAGAGCAACTGGTCAATCACCTACATTTATTCTCAACGATATTATTCAAATGTATAATGAATCTCAGGAAACTGAGCATTATCGAATCGGTGAGAAGTTGATGGACAAACTATCAAATAAGAATGTGGGCGGCAATCCTCGGTTTGCTCTCCCCAAGGGTGACAGTTGATAAACTGGTCGGGTGGTCTTGACAGACCGCCCTTTTTTGATTATATTGTATTCATACAAAACAAAGCACATGACTCGCACTGCACTCGGCACAACATATCGTCGCTTGATTCCTGTTGCTCTGGAGATCATGACAATCCGCCTGAATAAGGGTCTGGCAGTCTTCGGTATTGAAGATCTTGACGCCTTTGGTGAGACTGTCAACAAGACTAAGTTTCTTGCTCTGATTGCACCCAAAGCATTTAAAGATGCAGCAGATCGCCTCGGCATTGATTACAAATTTGTGGACGCAAATGGTTACGATACTGAAGTCGTAGTCACTGAAAATGGTCTAGAGGTTGTATGTAAGGTTGAAGATAAGATGTCATTGATGGAGTCAACCGACTCTTTCGCCACTGGTAACAATCACAGCAAAGTCAAGGATTATGTCCACTTTGTTATGAAACTGCAAAACGTTGGTAACATCTTCACCTCAGCATTTGCTGCTCTGATTGATGTCCCTGCCCTGTCTGAGGGTAGCGGTTGGGATGATAATGTGACCAAGAAAGGTAAGAATAACAACGGATTCTCCTCTCTTAAAATCCTCAAAGAGGATGCAGATAAGATCGAGGTAATCTATGGTAAAATCCGTAGTACTCGCAAATATATCCACACTGAATACGAAATCTTCGATGCTTGATATTAACACCACACACCTAATGAGTTGCGTTGATGGTATGCAACTCATGGACGCAGAGAGTGTAGATCTCTGCATTACATCGCCACCATACGATGACCTTAGAACCTACAATGACAGCAGTAAATGGGACTTTAACGTCTTCAAAGAGGTTGCTGCTGGATTAGCACGAGTGCTAAAACCTGGCGGTGTTATCATGTGGAATGTCAATGATGCAACGGTAAAAGGTAGTGAAACTGGTAGTAGTTTTAGGCAGTGCCTTCACTTTATGGATGCTCACGGTTTCCGTCTACATGACACGATGATTTACGAGAAGACTGGTACTGCCTTTGCATCTGGTCCTAAGAGTGTAAGATATACTCAGATCTTTGAGTATTGCTTTATACTATCCAAGGGCAAACCTAAGACCATCAATCTCATTCAGGACAAGAAGAATAAGTGGGCAGGATATACCTCGTTTGGCAATGCTGTCACCAGGAAGAAGGATGGCACCTTCAATGATCCTGGCAAGAAGAGTAATGCCATTCGAGAATATGGTGTGAGGACTAACATTTGGAAGATCAAGAATAGTGGTGGTTTTGGTCAGTCATCCAAAGAATCTTACAAGCATCCTGCTACTATGCCTGAAGAATTGGCACGAGGTCACATTCAAACGTGGAGCAATAAAGGTGATCTAATCATCGATCCTTTCATGGGAGCAGGCACCACAGCACAAATGTGCATCGAAGAAGGTAGAAACTTCGTAGGATTTGAGATAGATAATGAATACCATTCGATGTGTATTGAGAGAGCGAAAGCATCAACACCACACCTGCTGACCTCCCTTGTGCCAGTTGAATGAAGTGTCCACTATCGGTTGAAACGGGGCGGATCTCGTGTATTCTATAAGAGTCAAAGGAAACACACATGCTCTTCAAAGGTCCAAACGGTCGCATCTGCTCCACTATCAGTGGTCCTGAATACCTTGCACTATTTGAGAAAACTAACACTGATGACTTCATCGAAAATGTCCAAGAGTGTGCTAAAATCACTGGCAACCTTAACCTCTTTGAGGAAATGTTTGGCGAGGACCCTTACAATGAGAAGGGACAAGACTCTGCCTTTATGGATGACAACTACGGAGGGTAATTATGATCTCTAAACCAGCAAAAGGATCGACACTTGAAGGTCAGATCAAACAACTAAAGAAGGCAATCTCTGCCGCAGACAAAGATCCTTTCCTCTATAAAGATGAGGAATTGCATTTCATGAAACGGTCACTTCGCCGTCTAAAAGAAGTAAATCAACTCGCTAAAAAAGCACAAAACGGAGGATTTGGTTACGATGTTTGATGAAACTTTCAACGTCCAATGGGATGAGAATGATGTATGTCAAGCAGCAGAAGATTCCTGGATCACTGATATGCTAGGATCAGAAGATGAGATCGTAAAAGAATATGCAGAGAATTAGAATTCGTCCTCGCTCTATTGAAGCAAAGCGAATGTATCACGGTAAGTTAGCATACGGCAGCGTTATGTATGTCGATGAGAAACAACGTGAATGGAAGATTCGCTCTGCTGATGGTAGAATTGAAATGTGGATTCACCCAACTGATGACCCTGACTGGGAGGTTATTCGATGACAAGTAAGTACGAAGTGCTGCTAGAACGCAGCAATGGTCACAATAAAACCGTGATGATTGACGATTGTTATTCATCACAAGAGGCATCAGATCGCGCCTTTGCGATGTATGGAATGCCTGTGTTGCGAGTCCTTTACCGTGGACAGTCAGACTAGTGGCACACACCCCCTTGTGGGGTCGCCGTTTTCGTGTATTATTAAAGAGTCAAAGGGATTTCACCATGCGTCACACCAAAGCACAAGTTCTTGATCAGTTTCGTTATCTCTGGAAGGTAGAGTGCATCGCCAATCCTTCCTACAAAACTGATAAGATTCGCAAGCGTATTGCGTTTGGTGACTTCACCGACATGCTCTGCAAAAATGGTGATATTACTCTGAAACAATATGAGTCATGGAGTAATCCTTTCTGATGTCTTGGAATCTTATTCCCTGGTCCGAATCTATTCACAAAAAGATGACTTATCGCAAATTGTTAGAGCAACTTCAATGCTGTCCAACAGAAACTCTCGACAAAGAAGTGATGCTTTACAGTATCGCAAAGGATGAGTTTATTCCTGCCTACATGACAGATTACACCATCAAAGAGTCTGCCCATCCTGACCATCTCGTTATCACTTTCTGATGCCTACTTTCGCTGACTTCGTTGAATCTAAACCTGCTATGGATCAGCAAATTTCTGACATTGAGCGTTACACAGTTATGCTGTGTGATGCACTCTATCTGGACATGAAATCCAACGCATTGCGTCATCATCGTAATGCAATTCTTCACATCGAAGGTAACACTTTCAAAGGCGACAAAGACTATGAGCGTGCTTATCATCTACGCAAGATTGATGAGATTACTGATAACGGTGTCCCTCACGAGTTTTATATTGATTCTGGTCGTAAATATCACAAAGTAATTCACAAGACCAAGGACAACGGATCACAATCTGTCCATGCTTTCGTTGATAAAAAGACTGGTGAAGTTTACAAACCAGCATCATGGAAAGCACCTGCAAAAATCGTGCGTTACAACCTTCTAGATGAATCTTCTCGTGAAGAGTGTTACGCCCGTGCAGATTGGGCAGGTGGTTATCTCTACATTCGCTGATCTCAACTAACAACAAACAAAGGACAATCATCATGGACATGAATCTTGAGCGTGAGTATTGCATCGACAATATGAGCGAAACTCTTTTCTCTACGATGAAACGAGCGATGCAAGATGATCGCAATGAAGATGCTATCGCCATCTGTGAAGAATGGTTGGTTGATGGTAAGGATCCACAGGATTCTGATTTTGAATATATCTTTATGAATAACACTACGTTTGGAGACTGGACCTGGGAGGTTAAATGACAGATACTAAAACAACACTTTCCACCTCATTTGGTGGCACAATAGAGAAAGAAATCCCCGAAGATGTTGAGTGGATTGATGATGCTTTCTACATTAAAACGACACGCTTTGGTCTCTTTACATCTATTCTTAAGCAACCACTAGGACAACACTTTCTTACTGGTGCTACATACGAAGGCGTGCTAACTATGTCACGTTGGCATCTTAAATGCCTGCAAGATGGCACGTTGGATGATTACACTAAGATCATCAATTCTGGTGTGGTTGGAGGCAAACTCTGATGGAATTGCCCCCAGATTTTACACACACAGCACCTGAGGGTTATAGTTATGAGGTCCGAGAGTTTAAACGAAATGTTATCGCTATTTGGTTACGCAATCATAGCGAGTTTAGTTATACTTCCGATCCAGTGTCTACAATCTGGGGATTCTACAATTCTAAGAAACTTGAATACTATGCGCCAATCAACAGTCGGAAGGTTGGTGATAGAGTCGCAATAAATAAGACCACTCCATATACATCAATGCAACTTAATTTGCGAGGGTTAGAATCACTTTGGGTGTGACGGCGAAACCAGTTGGCAAGGTGGCACACACCCGCTTGAAAAACGCCCCAGGGTACGCCATACTAACAGTATGGAAAACAAAGGAGACAGCATGATTCTCAACAACACTCGCTTCATTGATGCACTCAACGGACTGCAAGAGTTCGTGCTCGATACATCTGCCGACATCGATATGGCATACGATTGGGTATGCGACCAGGCAGAGATTGGGTCTTTCGTGCATGATCTCGGGGCATGGAATTGCTTCTATGATGTTTACTCTGAGTCCATCAACTGATAACAAATTATGAAAAACTACATCACTGATTACATCGAATCCAAAGGTTACACCGTCCAAGAGTGTCGCCGTCCTGCTAAAAAAGAGGTCCCCGCTTCTATGCGTGACCGCTATTCTTCCTACGAAGAGTATGAAGAAGCACTCCACGATTTTCTCAACGGAATGTGATCATGCGTATCTTTCTCGCCTCTCTCGTTGTTATCATCGGTGCTGCAATCGGCACCAACGCTATCAACTCTGTCTCCAAAATGCAAGACGCTAAAATGTCTCGCTTCTGTCAATCTATCCCTGTTGGTTCTTCCTATGATCAAGAATGTGCAAAGTTTCGATGATGGTGATTGGGATGACATGCTGTCGCCCGATGACTATGAAGATGTCCTAGATCGAAAGCGTTTCAATCAATCACAAGGCAATTATGCCTGGCACAACATCAACATTCAAAATGATTACTTCAAAGGCACAAATGATTAAAGTGATGTCACAATGTGACGGCGCTGATACTCTCTCACGAGAGGAAAAGTTTCAGGTGTTTGTGAGAGTCTGCGACAATATGTTGGCAGAAGGAAGACTTTCCAAAGCAAATCATTCTCGCTGGACTAACATCTGGTGACAGTTGATAAAGTGGCACACTATCGCTTGTGATGCCCTCAAAATCGTGTATTCTATAAGAGTCAAAGGGATTTCACCAAATGCAACTCACCGCCAAATCCATGCAAGTTGAGTTTCGTCCTCACAACATTCTCACTGATAAGTTTGTCTATTCTCTCAAACTTAAGGGTGATGTGATGTCTCAACGTCTCATGAATAAGCGTGAGATGACTGAAACAATCAACGCACGTTTGGACATTGGTTATCAAGTAACCGATTTTCTTACTGATCCTCAAGAGTACTTTCCTGCCTGCTGCTGATTAACACTAACTCCTCTTCCTTAACTGTCATGAATCGCTACTGCATTGAAGTTGATCGAATTGAAAGAGATGGCAGCATCTTTCACCTCGTACAGTATAGAGAATTGAAACCCACTAAATCTACCAAAGGTCTCAATCGTCAGTTAAACAAACTCACTGACCGCATTGAAGAAGAATTGCACTATTATCAAGTGCCCTTTAAATCTTTCTCTGTTTCTCACGTTAATTGACAACAATGATCACTGAAGCAACACAATCTGACTGGAATGATTTCTGGTCTGGTCCTACTCCATCCGACGTACCTACCGTGATTAAGCAAGCACCAACCAAGGAAGATTTCGAGAAACTCGTTGACAATTATGTCATGCACATTATCGACGGTTTGTCACTCTCAGACATGGAGCAAATGCTCTATGATATGTTACAACGTGAATACGAAAAGTTGGACTGGGATGAAGTAACTGAAGAGATCGTAGATCTTTATGATGAAGATACTTTGATCGATCTTATTCCTGACGCTAATGGATAAGATTACCAAACTTCTCTTTGCTCATCGACAAGTGGAAAATTGTCTTGAATTGTTAAAAGGCAACGAATATGAGCAGTATATGTGTGGTAAACTGTATTCAGTTTATTATGAATTAGAAAGGCAAATTTCTAATCATTCTAAATGTAACGCGGACGATCAACCACCCATCGCGGAGAATAAAAATGAAGGAAAATCGCATCTTAGTTGATGACTGGATTCAAGGAGAGATTATCGAGTGGAATGGTCACTCAGGATACGTTAATTTCATCTCACATGAGTACATCACAATGTGCATCCGCGAGTATTCCAAACCTGAAGAAGTTGCCCAGCACGCTAAGAACCACATGCATCAAGTTTGTGTGTTGATCTTTCCAAATGAATGGGACAAAGTAATAAGAAAGGACAATAAGTGAAGTGTCCACTACCTCTTGACTTTCGGGTCAGGGGGTGTTATTGTATATTCAACAAACAAAGTTAAGCAATCAATGTTTTCACTCCGCCCTCATCAACAACGTGCTTTCGCTGTTATGCAAGAGCACAATGTTGGTCAGATTATTGTGCCTACTGGTGGTGGCAAAACATTCATCATGATCGCTGATGCTTATAAGCGTTTGCGTGATAATGGTGCTCAAACGATTGTTGTTGTTGCTCCTCGTATTTTGCTCGCTAATCAACTCTGTGAAGAGTTTCTAGAGCAGTTACATAGCAAGCGCAATCACATCATGCACGTTCATAGTGGAGAGACCAAACATTTCTCTTCTACGAAGAGTGATAAGATTGCATTGTTTAACAACACTGCTCGTGCATGTGATGAGAATTGCATTATCTTTACGACTTATCATTCTTTGGGTCGTGTTGTAGATAGCGGCATCAATATCGACACAATTTATTTTGATGAAGCACACAATGGTTGTGGTCGTGCTCACTTTGCTGGCGTCTATGCTATGTCTAAGATTGCAGATCGTAAGTTTTACTTTACTGCAACTCCTCGCATTGGTCGTGGTGTGAGTGCATTTCGTGGCATGAATAATGCTGAGGTTTGGGGTAATGTGATCTGCAATGTGCCTGCTCCTGAGTTGATCGAGCAAGGTGCAATCGTATCGCCTAAGATTCTTCCTTTCGATGCGAATGATGGTGGTGTTGAGTTTACACGTACGAAGCACAATATGCCTGAGGTTGATGCATACAATTTGATGCAGATTGTCGAGGGTTTGGATAGTGATCATGACGCAAAGATTCTTGTTGCTGCCCCTAACACTCGTGTGCTGTGGGCGATGCTAACTCAAACCGATGTTATGCAACAACTAAAGGACAAAGGTTATGACATTATGCACATCACATCTAAGCACGGTGCATATATCAATAAGACGAAAGTAGGACGAGAAAAGTTTTTCCAAACACTTACACAATGGGGTCTTGATGATGACAAAAAGTTTGTAATCTTCCATTATTCCATTCTTAGTGAAGGGATCAACGTTCCTGGTCTGACGCATACTATCCTGCTGAGAAATCTGCCCATTGTAGAAATGGCACAGACAATCGGTCGTGTTATTCGTGTGCATAAAGATGATCGTGATGCTATCAACAAAGGTGCTCTAAATCCTGCACAATTCCAATTCTTTCGCAAACCCCATGGTTATGTAACTGTGCCTGTATGTGGCAAAGCAGGTAATGCTATCACCACAAGATTGCAACGTGTTGTTGATGCTATCTTTAAAGAAGGTGTGCCCCCATTGTCTTTCGTCTAATCGCCAATTAAACAAATGAAAACTATTTTCTTTTTCTTTCTTACCGTCTTCCTTGTTAGTAACCAAGCAACGAATGGTATCATCGTAGGCATCATGAATGGAGCAGCAAGTGTTATGCAAGCGGGAGCATATTATGTGGAGAGTATACATGAGAAGGAATGAGTTAGATACAACAATAGAAGAGCAATTACATTACATAAGCATTACTCTCAGAGAAACACTAAATATACTTTTCCACAGACTTTTCCACAGGAATTGTGTAAATTGTGGAAAACACGGAAAATAATTAAATGTGTAAATAAATCTAGGTAAGTGTTGTTGATGGATGTAAATGTCTCCTCATGTTGTAGTCTTAGCACGTTTCCTAACGATACACAACCCCCCACATATAAGGACTCCGAATGTGTAACAATGACTTGACAATTCTCTGAGGATAGTGTATAATAACACTGTGAGGGTTGATAAGAACTAACAGTGTACATTACAGGATAAGCAAAGAGAAATCAAGAGGGGTTGGGACAGGTTACGAAGTGTCACTGGGTGGGTTGTGAGACCCCCTCTATGGTCTATGATATGTGCATCAGGGGGAGAGACCCCCACAACACTTCCCAAACATGCGTAAGATCGAATCCCAAATGTGTGCAGCAATCCAGAAAAACATTGACTGGCAGTCTGGCAACACTTCTGTGCATTTTGATCCTGAAACTGGCGTCTCTGTTGTACGTCTCCACGGCAACAAGATCGCTGAGGTTAGTGATACTGACATGACCATTTTTGATGGTGGTTGGCAGACAGTAACTACCAAGAGCAGACTGAATGCTTTGTGCGATTATTTCTGCATCGATGGTGAGGGAATCTTCCAGAAAGATTTCAAATGGTTTGTGCGTAAGTTTGTCGCAGAATCTCCCATCACTGGTAAAGTCTTCAACGTTGAAGATTTCTCTAACGGTTACATCTTCGCTTGACATCTGAGACAGTTTGAATTATACTTAGAGGGCACTTAGTTGCCCTCTTTTTTTATGTAAGATTGCCAGTTAATTATTGTTAAATAAGCAGTTAAATTAGCCCCGTTAAATATAAAACAAGCCACTACCCTAACCTACAAAGGTACCCCAGCGGCAGATATATAACGAAGGGTCCCCCTTGCAGCCTATATAAAAAAAATCGCCCAGTAATTTTTCGCCCTCAAAGGTTTTTATATGGATTGGTTAATCCGTCAAGATCGTCAAGACGACCGTGTATGGTGCCTCGAAGTAATTCTAAGACACGAAGGTTTCCTAGACCCTCGCATCTATGCCTGTGCAGACTATTGCACCAGTGCTGGACTGACAAAAGATGCTAAGGATGTCATAGCAACCTGGGAGGATTGGAAGGTAGACCATCCGTCAAATAATCCACAAGTTAATAATAGGTTGTAAGTTATGTCCAAAAGATTCACAGTCACTATCGAAGAGGATGAGTTTGGGGAATTGATCCTACCAATTCCTGATGATGTCTGTGAAGACCTTGGATGGAATATCGGAGATGAGTTAGAGTTTGATGTCGATGATGTTACTCAGACATTTACTCTCAGGAAGGTTGAGGACCCCTCATAACCGCGACCACGAAAACCACAGTCCACCGCGTTTACACTCTAAATATCATGGAAGAGTTTGAAGAACTAGTGCAGCAGATCGATGAAAACTTCATCGGCATCAAAGAAGGTTTTGATGATAATGCACTAGCACATGAGCATTTGAATAAAGCAATGAAACAATTGGATGATGCTATCATGGGTTTGCATGAGCGTTTATCGGCAGTTGAGATACGTTTAAGTGAGATTACTACACCCGATAAGATTTACTACAAACCAAACGGAGCAAAAGACTACCTAGACATGAAAGGCAACTACGACAACATCTATGAGCGTATCAGCAAACTGGAGGATCAGCAATGAGTGGTACTGGTGGTTGTCACGAAACTGGTGAGCCTTGTGGTGAATATGGGTTTGGTATTGGCTTTGGTAGAAACAATTCACGACATTGTGATGCCCGTCGTCCTGATCAACCTGGCAAAGCAGCGACTGTAACTCATAAGCACTATCCACCTGTTGTAGATATCAATAGTGATAGTTTTACTCCACCTAGACCAGCGGTGATGTATGACTCTTTGGTGATGAGTCCTTTTCCTCCTACAGGTAGAGGTGGTTATCAGTATACTTCACCAATACCAGACTTTGGCACAGATGCTGCTGCAAGTTGTGGAAAACTAGTCAATGATGTTAGTTGTGGTCGAATCATCTTCCAGAATCAACCTGGCGACCTATCTTTCAGAGAGATGGATAGTGACACTTGGTTTCATTATCTGTATGATATGGGAGACTGGGGTGGCACTGTAGGACTTCCATGCTTTCGTATTATTACTCAAACTCGCTCTGGTGGCACATCTAGCACATCAAGTTCTACTCCCCCTGTAACTGGATCAACCACGGATGAGTCTGGTAGCAAACAGAAGTGTGTCCCTTGTGAGAATTTCTATTGCACACCCGTAGAATCGTATTGTAGATACGAATATAGTGGTCCTGACGAGACTGGAGACCCAGATTGTCCATATCCATTGCTGTTTGGTATTGGCACAAACAGTAGAAAGGTTGTTATTGAATACAATGACCTGGCATCATCCGACCCAGATGGTGTAACTGATGTCAATTTTGTCTATTCTCCTGATAGTATTGATACAGATGTATGGAATCAGAATAGTTTTAGTCCTGGAGACCCTGTAATCACCTCTCAAACGGGTTGGGAAGCGGACGAAGCATTCTTTGAAGACTTTTTTCTCGCTACATTGGAGACTGGTAACCCAACTGATGGCATTGGATTCCAAGTAAAGGTCAAAGTTAGACCTGCTTTGCGAGATAATCAGACTGATATTGAAGGACCACCTGAAATTATCGGCACATCATGGGAATTGATGGAGATTATGAGTCAGGGACAGAATTATACTGTCAATGATACTTTCACATTGACCTATGAGCGCACTCATTTTAGTGGTGCAGTAACTAATTTTACCATCGATGCAAAGGTTACTGCGACAGGACCAGTCAGCACAATCCTTGGAGCACAGAATTTTGACCTTTTGATCGTCGGTGACCAGTTAAATGGGCATGTTGTGACGAATGTAGTCCACATGGACATCGAAAATATGCCATATCACATCGTTTACATCGATGGATCTGGTGCAGATTTCGCAAAAGACACTCAATATACCTCTAGTCGTAACCATAATGTCACTGTAGTTGCGGGTTATGGCATTATAGACCGCGCATTTTTCGGTGGATTGTATGAATTCTTCGATAAATCCTTGCAATACACCGTACACAGTGTCGATCCTGAGTCACCATACACATATCCTGGGTATGATGACTCGGTTATTCAACCAGAAGTCAAGACTGGTGTCGTAAATGGCTTACTTACAAGCGTAAGTATTGAAGATGGCGGGTCAAATTGGAATACTTTGAAGGAAGAACCTCTGCTTGCTGTTACAGCACCACCATCAACAACAGGTGAAATCGCCACAGTGGATGGTGTTTTTACTAATGGTGTCCTTACTAGCATCAATATTACAAATCCTGGCAGTGGATATAACGATTTGGACCCCCCTTCAGTCTATGTTGTCAACTACTATGAGAGAAAAGAGGAGCCAGCGGGTCCTGGGACGCCTGTAGAGGACCTAGGAACTGCAGGTGTGACCAAGGTGCAGGATGGTGACGACTTTACGGTGAAGGGTCCAGACGGTGAAGACCTTAGACTCAATAATTCTGAGTTGATTAAGGGCATGGGAATGCAAGATGACTATGAAGGAACGGTTACTCTGTCGCAAGATATGGCAGATAAGATCAAAAATGAGACTGGTGTTGATCTTTCTCCCAATGTCCAGTATGAAAATGTTAAAATTAAGAATAAAGAGGGCAAATTGGTTGAAAATACCGACGCTTTTGGTCTGACACAGCAGCAATATTTCAATCAGAAGACTGTTATTTCCGCGAAAGGTGCAATGACACCAATCAATCAACCGATGTCGGGCAATACATCCATGCAAAATGTCGATGGAGTCGCTGGACCTACGACTTATGAGACTCAATCTCCAGGAAACACGCCAAAATACGACCAAAAACGCTTTAGGAATGAGAAGTTGCAGCGCGTTGGTTACACAGAAGGTGCATTGGATGAGTTGCAATCCGCACAGAAGGTGCCTGACTTGAGTTTACCCGCAGAAAATAGAGATATTCTCCCTCAATCGTGGCATGATGACCGCGAAAGAGAGAAAAAGAATCAAGAAGACTCTATTGATAGGATGTTTGACTCGCTGACGCAGAAAGAAGAGGATCTAACTTACACAAATCCTGAGGTTTACGTCGAATCTGTGCAAAGAAGGTTTGTAAATTTGCCATATGCATCAAGATTTACCAAATATTATCTCAAACAGTATAAACCTGACGGAAATATTGACACTACAATAAGCATTACAGTTGGTTGTAACGTTGCAGAGGATGGTTGTGGTCATATAGAACCCATATGTCCACCACCTGGACTCCCTGCAAACACCAGCGAAACAACATCTGAGACTAGTGATCCAGATCCTCAGACAGGTGAGACCACAACAACAGATACTACAGTCAGTTATACATATGCATTAGGACCGTTGATGGGTGATGGTTGTAAGAGTTGGTCGGCAAGCGGTAAAATGCTAGTCCGACATAATCTGACCAAAGCTACACAAACTTATGCAGATGCCGTGGAAGCATACGGAAATCCATTCTTTTAATTGACGTTAATTAAGGAGTAGAGTAAAATATGGCAGGTTTACCCGCAGCAGTTTATATGGGTGTTGACAGTGGACATGGTATTTGCATTCCTGCAAATGTCCATTCTAAGGTTCCCTGCTCTGGTTCTTGTGTAACCGCACCCAAAAAGACAATTGTGCAAATGTCACCCTTTAATATTTGGCCACCGTTTGCACAAACGCCTTTAAATATCATGCAGGCGATTTGTAATGTTGTGATTAACTTACAAATTCCAATTGTCGATCAAGACTTGCTGATAAACCATCCAGCAACTTGCACAAATCTCATTGTCCCTGGGGGGTGTAAATCACCTCCTGCACCAATTCCATGTCCAACAGCGACATTATGCGTCGAAGACATTGCTGGTGGAGGGGCACATATCCGAAGAGCAACCGCTACAACTAAGTCAGTGTTTGTAAATGGTAGGAGATTGTGTAGAGTTGCGGACCCATTGGGTCCACCCTGCCTATCGCTGATTGCGACTGGCGCATTAAATGTATTCGTAGGAGTTTAACTAAATTATGGCAAGAGCAAAAGTCGGTTTTAGTGGGCAGCAGATGATTGAATCTACTCCCAAGAAAACTCGTCAGGGTAGTGGACAGCACACCAAGTATGCTGCTTCTTCCCGAAATGCAAAACGTAAGCGTTATCGCGGTCAAGGCAAATGAATCTAATCTGTAACCTTCCTGATGAAAAAGTATATGTCCGTAAGGAGTATCTAAGAGATCTTCAGGATGGTCACGGAGAGTTTGTAGAGGGCGTCTGGGTGTCGGCTAAGTCGATTCCTGGACGTGCTTTTTATTTTGAGACATATTTGCCTGAATATGGGGCAATGTTTGACAAATTGCCTATCAGTGCCTTTGTAAGTGAAGCAAAAACTCCCGATCCAGACCTAGATCTTCCAAATTTGCAGTTTTGGAATTGCATGGACTATGGCGTCACATCGCTCTGTAAGCAGTTTACAGCGTCTATGGAGTGGGAAGTGCGTACAAGGCATTTCGGGACCCTCAAGGGGTCGTACATATGCACATTAGACAACTATCATGCCAACCCTGATGTGCTGGATTACTCAACCAGCGAAATTCCAGAGGAGCATAAGTCATTTAACCTCATAAATCTCGAAAATGGTCAGTTTGCACTGTATCCAAACAACCGTTGTCGCATTTATGACATCTCACTAACACCCGAAGAACCCAAAATCCCAGATTTTAAGGTTTCGACAGAGTATTATCAAGTTGAGAATGGAGTGCCTTGGGGTAGACTTGGTGATAACACTGATTATTTCTGGCGTACTAAGAAAGAGATCGAAGACGACGCTAAATAATACCTAGGGATAGCAACCCCTTTAAAAGTTCTGTCCAACAGAGCTTAAAAAATCATGGCAAACAATCCAATTCCAGATCAAAGTCAAGATTTCATCAAGTCGGGGATGGTTTTAATTACAGATCCACGAGCTGACGCAATTCTGAATAATCTGGGTAAGAATCGTCCTCCTAAGGACAGAAATTCTAAATGGTGCGGTGGCAAAGGTGGTTTTGACGACTTTGTAGAAAGATGGCACTAAAATCAATTACTGGCGCAGACTTCGGTCGCAATAGGTCTAGAGCATTTAAAGACCTTGCGATGGATTTTACACGAAATGCATTCACCAACGATGTAAATAGTGTGTCAAATGATAATGCCATTAAGCAGTCAGTCAAAAATCTGGTCCTAACTGTCCCTGGAGAAAAATTTTATCAGCCTAATTATGGATCTCGTATAACGGCACTTCTTTTTGAGCCACTAGATCCTTTTCTGGTAGATGCAATTCAGAATGAGATTCTAAATACACTTAGAAACAATGAGAAACGCATTACTGTCACAAAAGTGCAGTGTGCAGCAGATTATGATAATAATGCCATTGAGGTATCAGTTGAATATAAGATTATTGGTCTACCCATTGTTGAAAATGTAGAATTCGTATTACAGCGTCCCTAACCAATGCAACCCAAGAATTTAACAGCACTGGACTTTGAAGATATTAAGTCTTCGATCAAATCTTATCTAAGAACTCGAGATGAGTTTACAGATTATGATTTTGAGGGGTCATCTCTGTCGTACCTGATCGACATTCTAGCGTATAACACATATTATACGGCATTTACCGCCAATATGGCGCTGAATGAAGCATTTCTGGACAGTGCCACTGTTAGAGACAACGTAGTCAAACAAGCAAAACTTCTAAACTACACTCCAACTTCGATTAAAGCGGCATATGCTTACATTCACATCACTGTACAGACTACAGCTGAGAATGATGTATATCCAAATAATGTAACTCTACAAGCAGGACCCATCTGC